TCATTCAACCACAATGCCTATTTTCTCGGCTTTGTCTTTTTGTTCTTTTGAAATATATCCTCCCTGAACTAATTCATCTAAATCTTTTGGTCGTTCAGAATGATCTAAATAGTACATTTCAGTTTGCGTTTGGATGACCTTACCTAGCGCTTCATCTCCTTGTTTGTTAATACCGGCTTGTTGTTTCGTCAAATTTGGTACAAACAAAATAATCAAAACAGCAATAACTAATAACACAATCAGCATTTCAATATAGGTAACCAAATATATCAAAAAAGAAGCGGTTTTTTATTCGTCCGCTTCTTTTTTTTAATGTTTTTCTAACACTTCATTTTCCTTCTTCTTCATATATTGCTCCATAAATTCAAGGTCTATTCTTCCTGTCTCCTCAATAATTGGAATTTTTATCTTTAACATTGAAAATCTTTTATCCGTTAATGTATAACCATGTCCAAAAATTCCATGATATTGAGAAAGTATACCTACTATAAATAGCCCACTGTATCTATTCATGTTAAATAAAGGTTTCAATACCATAACGTTGATGCTATCAACGACATATGGAGTTTCCTGATAATAAGCTAGCCCTGCTCCCCCATCACCAATTTTATTCCATGTTATTGTATTGCCTGCTTTTGCATTTGTAAAATCATTACTAAACTCTTTTAAACCATTTCTCATTTTCTTTGCAGATATATAAGGTAATAATTCCTTATCATTCACTTGTGTCACCGTCTTGTCTATTTCAAAAAGATCACTAATTTTTATTGTATCCCAAGTTACATCTGACAATTTTCTTTCATCTGATACAACATTTAGATTAACTTGAGGTGGTAAATCGCTGATTATTTCTTGCTTGGATTCAATGTACTCCTTCATAAATTCCCAATCAGGTTCGTCAGGACTAACTGCTGGCAACTTAATTTTTTCCCGTTTTATTCTGTCATCGGATATTTCTCTATTAAAAGAATACTTTTCTCCAATCATAGATATTGAAGCAATCAAGAACATGTAATGCTCTTTAACTAATTCTTCATTTACTAGTGCTGTAACGTGATCTGAAGCAATAAATTCATAATCATGATAAAAAATATTCCCTACACTTCCACTATTAGCAATAGTTAAACAATTAGAATATTTACGAACATTTTCTTCATTTCCAATAAAGCCATCTACTCCATTATTATATTTGGTAGAGCTAATATATGGGATATCACCTTTTATTTGATTTTTTTTTGTTAATCTTTTACCTCTCTGAATAGTCGTAAATATTTCATCTAAAGAAAAAAATTCCCAATCAATTTGTTCAAATTTTCTATTCATTAGTATCACCTTCAAATAAATAACTTTTCCCATGAATTTGCATGTCATACTTGAAAGCCATGTAATCAGCAATAACTTTTTCGAAGTCCTCCTCTGTAGGCACATCATCATTAAAATAATAGAAACTGTGCAACCATTCATCGGTATCATCTATTGTCGTTTTAACAATAAACGCACTGTTATCATCTTCGTTATCTCTATAAACATTGAGTAGATGCTCACGCTTTCCTTTTTCAGTTCCATCTCCAACTAAACCGATATGCTTTCTAACAACATATCCATCATCCTCAAAATTAATAAAAGATACACGTTTATTTTCTGGATGTGACACACCTGCTGTAAACACCGCAATACAAGGATTAGTACCTACACCGTGAAATGTTTCGGTGTTTAATGTTATCACTGACTCTAAAGTATGACTTTCTAAAATTTGTTTCTTCCTTGCTTTATCATGACGGTTTTTACCAACCATTGTTGATTGAGGCACTATTACACATAGTTGGCCACCAACCACTAACATATCCAACGCATGTTGAATAAAGCTTAATTCTGATAAATGTTGTGTCTGATCGTTCTTAGCTTGAGAATATGGAGGGTTCATTAGAATTTTATTTACCCCATGTTCTTTCATAACTTCCTTATCAAATGTCAAACTATTATCACGAATTAAATTACTCTTACCGTCTCCTCTTAGAATCATGTTGGTTGTTGCGATAGTAAATAACTTTTGCTGAATCTCAATTCCATATAAACGGTTCTGCTTTATGTCAGTTCTTTCATCATCATTTTCTGCTTGATCTAACATTCTATTCATAGCACTTATTAAAAATGCCCCTGTACCACATGCTGGATCCAGTACATAATCAGATTTATTTATTTGAATAAGTTCAGCCATTAATGACGTTATATGTCTTGGTGTCAACACAATACCTAGTGAATTACCATCACTACCACCGTACTTAACAAACTCACCATAGAAATTACCTAAAATATCAAAATCTGTATTACTTTTGATTTTTTCCATAATCTCTGCTTCTAGTGTAGTCGCAAAGTATTTCAGAGGTGTCATTTCTAAGTTACTATTTACTGTGTTCAACGTTACGTCCCTTTGAATAAAAGTGAACTGATCTAACATTTCACCTACTTTTGCATAAGGCACAATTCCTGCATTTTGTAAGAAGCGCTGTACTGCTGTGAAAATCAATTCTCCATCAGCACTGCCCTCTCTATCTGAACCTTTTAACTGCTCTAGTGAGAATGTTGGTTCTTCCAGTGCTAATAATATAGCTGATACAACAGTTGCTTTCTTTTCGCCCTCTAATTGTCCGTAATTCCTTAAATCCTCATGCATATCTGCAGCTATTTTATTAACTTCTCGTAATTCTCTTTCTTCTTTAGGTAACTCACCTTTGATAGCTACATTATAAAATTCCTCAATATTCTCAGGAGATATATCCTCTAAACTTTTCATATCGGGTAATTCTTGTATTTCATTTTCCGTTACAAAATAAGGCTGTATTTGATAATGTAAGCCATCACCAGCTACACCTATTGCGATAACTTCCTTATAAGAGTTAGTTTTCTTAATAATATGCTTAGCATAATGAATTGCACCATTAACTGCATAATCTCTCCTATAAGGAAATTCAGTATCTACTGTATCATTTTCATCTTTATATTCTAGCTTATCTATTGCAAGTTTATCTTCAATGATTATTAAATGATCTCCTGAAAAAAAGATAAATTCTGGCTTACCTACTCCTCTAGAGTCCTTTGATTTACTAGCATTCTTTAAAGCCTCTTTTATTTGCACATTAGATGATCCTTGTTCCTCGTATGAAACTCCTAAATCCTCTATAAATCTTCTAACTAGCTGATCAGTACTTGTTCTTTCATTTACCATTTTATCTATCCACCTATTTTTCACTATTCTTTAGTATGTTTTAACTAGTTTAATAATAGGTCAATTTTCAGTCTTTTACAATCAAAATATCACAAATGAACATACGTAACTAACAAAAAACGACACTACCTAATATAGATAATGTCGTTCTGATCTATTTAAATGTTCCCCAGTAATCTAAACGCTTTTGACCATTAGATCGACCTGTTGCAATAAAACCATAAGTTCCATCAGCTCGTGGTTGTCTAATCCACACATACCCACCTTTATGTGTAAACTGATCATACTTAATTTTATCACCTTTATAGACTTTTCCGATAATTTTACCGTCAACAGCTTTATCTCGAATCATTATAGGTTCATTAATAGTAACCTGAAATGTTCCTTTTTCCATATACCATCCTACTTTGTCAGGACGTTCTGTTACAGGCAGTGTTGTAATAGGTGCTGTATTTGCATTAGTATTGCGGTAAACATACCATCCCATAAAATAAGGACATGTTGTGGCTTCATTATCAACGTAAACACCGTTCATCTGTGGATTTTTATATGTACAGTGAATAATTTGAGTATTACTAATAAATTCTACTACATGGCCAGCAGCTCCTCCTGAAGCACCTTTTTTTCCAAAAATAACAACGTCGCCACGTTTAGCCATCCAACTTTTATTTGTAGCTATTAATTTATAGCCATTTTGAATTAAGTAATCATGCATAGAATCTGTATTGTATAACCATCCTGGTTTACTTGCTCCAGCTTTTTCTAAAGAACGAACAATGGTTCCTGAACAATCACCTGTGCCATCTGAGCCATCTCTAGCACCAGTCATTGAATATCTAATACCTTTTCTTTGTAACTCATACATGAAATCAATTGATTTTTCTATTTTAACTACCATTTTATCTGTCCCCTTCCCCTTTTGAAACTGCAATTTCTTTTAAATTAACACCTAAATCATAAAAACCTCCTGCTGCCATCCCAGACAACGCTCCACCCCAGATAAAAGTAACTAATTCATCTGGCGTAAAAGATACAGCCCACAAACCACCAATAATCATACCGATAGCTAAGTTAATAATTGGAAGACGTTTTTTTCCTCCAAATGTTGTTTTATACACCTGCGTAACTCCTAAAACTACAGGTACAATTATTGTTGCTGCCGCCATCACATTTTCCATATCAATCATTTTCCTTTCATTTCCATAATGTCATGTTCCGCTTCTCTCATACGACCTTCAAGTCCATATGTTCGTTCAACGATATTATTATGTTTTTCTACTTTTTTCTCTAACTCACTTAATCTATGATTAACTAGCTTGTTAGTTGTTAAAATACCGCCAAATGTACCAAAGCCTGTACCTAGCAAACTAATTATTGCTACCAAAACTGGTTCACTCATCTACATTTTTACCACCTTTACTTATTCTTTATCCTGCTTCTCAACACGTTCACTTTGTAAATTGATAACTTCTTCCATCAAACTAGATATCATTGTTTTCATCTGAAGTAATAGCAACCTGTTTTCTTTTTGTTCTTGTAATAGCTGCTCGTTTTGTTGTTTCCATTGCTCTTTCTCTGGATCTTTAACTTCCGTAGGCATTTCATCTAAGTTGGTTGTCCACCCTTCTGGTACTTCTTCGCCTTCTTCAATAAATGCTTGTTCAAAATTTGCGTCACTATCACTTTGTTCTTCTATTTTTCTATAAATACTAATCATTTAATTTCTCCTTTACTCACTTATAAAAGGAACATAAACGTTTAACCAGGAACCTTCTGAAATTGGTTTATAATTCGAATCTGAATACCTGTGTATGGTTATCGTTCCGCTAGGTGAAAATTCAGTCACAAACTTGTTTGCTCCTGTTCCCTGACATAAATTTTTAGCATAAATATTAGGTCTAAAACCTTCAGGTGCAATGCCTATGTTAATTGCTGCTCCTGCTGCTAATTCAGCAGAGTTTTTTATCACACCGTGTAAATAACCAATTCGCCCACTTCTTGTTACCCTAAGATGAGTTCTTGCATCTGCATGATAATTACTAAAACCAGTTGAAAAAGAAACCGATGCAGTCCTTGTTTGAGAATTTACTTCTCCAGAGACTGACAACTCCCCACCAAGTGTGACCTCGCCATTTTCATTTAATTGATGATAACTTCGCCATTTTCCTGCTTTATCATACATATGAATTTTCATAGTATCTTCTTTCTCAGATATCGATAAATACGACATCAGCGATCCATCAGCTCTCCTAATTTTTAATACTTCATTATCTTGCTTATCGCTTGTTGGTGCTTTGATTGTAGGAGCTCTCTTAAATAATGTTTCCATTCTCACATCTAACCCATCAGACCTTCCCATTACTTCTCCTATAGCCATTCCTCGACCACCAGGATGAAAGTTTAAGAGAGTAAATCCAGATGGAATGCTAGTTTGTGTTATAACTGTAGTAAAGTAATCAGTTGCTACAAATTGAATGTCATAGCTGTAGTCCTCGTGAAAGTTTGGTAAAACAGAAGACGATTTTAGAGAATATGAGTTACTTGATAAAATTGTCTCAGACCACTCACTAGTTCCTGACTTCTTATACCTCAATTTAAATGTTTTATTATTCTTATTTACAACGGGACTTATCAAACTGTCATAAGAAATTTTGACGTACGTTCCCTCGTTATTCTCAGAACCATCACTATTTGAACGAGTAGCAGATAGACTGTTGATGATAGGCTCATCATACGAGACTACGTTTATATCACGTGATACTGTGTCGGTTCTACCTCTTGAATCGACGACTTCAAAAATCACTTTATTAGTTCCTGGTGTTTGTAGAATGTCAGTAACTGCGCTTGATTTGTTGTAGCTAGTACCATTAACTTTTATCCTATGGACTTGTATCGTACTGCTGTAGGATCCACTTGCTGAAATAGAAAGACTGAGCTTTGATTTGTTTTGAACGTACACACCAAACTTAGCAGCTAACCCTTGCGTTGCTTCTGAAATACCGACAGAATTTATTTTTGGTACTATGCTGCTAGGAACTCTTGCTGTAAAGTTTTTTGAGGTGCTGCCAACTCTTGTGCTTCCACTATATGTATCTACTACAATCTTAGCTGTGCCAGATGTTGAGTTAGGTAGTAAGTTGCTGTCGTTGATTGACGGCGTAAAACTAACACTTGTACCAACATTATTCATTTCATGGCCTAACTTGCCATCTGTCCGATAGTATTTAACCTTGTGAGTAAAGGATCCAGACGCTCTACTTATGTTGACCGTTAATGGGCTACCTAAAGTACCACCACTAATACTTGATATGCTACTGGCTCTCGGAATCCTATTTAATGTTGCATTTACTTTTGGAAACGTCTGCGTTCCTACAAGAGATCCACCCCACCAAACACCGAAGTATTTTTGAAACTGCATACTGAAGGACTTAGTACCATCAGAGTTGTGATAAACTCTTTTAGTCCTGGACATGATGAGCGTAGATGAATTGCTACCTCCACCTACATTGCTTGTTGCTGTATACTTTGTACCATCAATCCATAACGATTGGGCGTCTGCTGTCGAGTTAGTATTGTAGCCATATGCTCCACGAATGACTGTTATGTTAACTTTCACATCAGAATAGTTGTTTGCAACATTTTGTGTTGCTGACCAGTCCATTCTTATCTTCAAATTTCCACTTGTTTTCTGTACATCCCATGTATTTGAACCACTTAAAGCCATTAGTTCACCACCTTCTTAAAGTCTAGCGAGCCATTATCACGAGGAATAAAAGCAAAGCTACCTAGTCTTAAACTGTTAATAAACTCACCATCTGTTACGTATAGTTTGTTGTTAGTAAAGTATGCTACCTCTGCTCCACTTTGTAAGAACTGAATTTTGTTGTTCTGAAGCTTTAAAATAAGCTCATTCCCTACTTGACCAAGAATGATATTTCCGTTTTCAAAACGAATATACTTTACTATTTCCTGGAACTTTACTTGCGTGTCATGGTCTAGTGTAGATATTTGTTCCACTAGGTTCTTGAAATTAAAGTTAAACGAGTTCTTCGTCTGTTCAAACTCACTTGATACTTCTTCTTGATACTCACTAAGTTCTGATTTAGCTGTATAAGTTTCTTTCACTTCTGTTCGTATAGAGTCCGACTCTTTTTCTATAGAGGTCTCTAATGTTGTAACAACTTCTGTGACGTAGTCGTTATCAGCCTTATCATTTAGCTTCTCGTCTACTGCTTCCTCTAGGTCTTTCACAGCTTCCCAAGTCGTATCACAAATTGCCTCTGTGTAGACCGTCTCTGTTGGACTTGAATAGACTATCTTACTTCTAAGCCACAGATACTTCCCAATTTCCCACTCTGGCACTCTGACAGACCATCCCATTGTTGGAGCGTCTGTTTTTGAGTCAGATATGGCGTATTCTTCTGTGATACTTGTTATCCCACGCCCCTTGAAAGCTGACCAGGTATATTTTGTATAGTCCTCACTATCTTTCTCCGTGAAGTCTGAATAGGTACCGATATATTGCATAGATGGTCTTTTGTTGTCTAGACCTGGACTCGATATATTGCCAATCTCCATTTTCATATTCCTAACCCTCATAATGGCTCCACTACCATAATTTGAATAGAAGGCTAATAATGCCTTTTTTTCACTATTATTAGATAAACGATGTCGAGTACTTATAACATATTTTTTCCAAGAAGTTGTCAATTTTAAGCCCGAAGTTCTATCGATATCTCCAGCTATTGAATATTTTGTTCCACTACCATTTTGACAATAGAAATTGAAAGTTCCATCTTTGGCCCCAATTATTTCAAACGTGTAAGTAAAAATAGCGTCTAAACCATGCGTATCAATTATCGGAGCTATATTCCAATCGGGAGAGTTAACAAATTCCCTACTCCCTGTATACTCTTTGTTTTTTAACGTTATAATTAAATTCTCGTTCGGGTAAACTGTTGTAAAATCTTCACCATTCACACCATTCGCCCACGCTGTGTGGAAGTATGGTGTTTTACCATCCTCTCCTGGTTTTCCAGGTGTTCCGTTCGTACCATCTGCACCTTTGATTAACGACCATGCATAATCACTAGGTGTATTTGAATCTTTTTGAGTGAAATCAACGTACATTCCTATATACTTTCTTTCTGGATTATCTAAAGAAAAATCTTTAGTTCCGTCTGCACTATTTGCATAAGCTATATGAGTGTATTGAGTTTTGCCATCAGCACCTTTTTCTCCTGGTATTCCTGGAGGGCCTTGTTCTCCGTCTTTACCAGGTTCTCCTGGCTCTCCTTTTGGCCCTTCGATAACATCAATATTGCTTATAGCTTTATCTGTTTGAATTTGATTCTCTGTTAGCGTTCTACGTTGATAACCAATAGAAAGTTTATCCTGTGATGGATTAGTAAGATGTAGTTCTTGTTTTTCAACAAGTAACAGTTCGTCAACACCATGTGGCACGCTAACGACTTGTACATATTCAAAAACTCTAAACTCATCTATCGTTGCGTCTACAAGTGACAAATCAATAGCTGTTAAGTCTAGCGTTAGACTTAATTTAACAAGTTGAGCAAGCTCTTGTTTTGCTTTATTTAATAAGTTAGTCGCCACCGTTACATCGTTCCAAGTAACAGATTTCATAAGAAAACCATATTTTTTTACTGCTTCATCATCTTGTATAAAGTCTTTACCATCGTTCACGGACTCAATTGTTAGCCTAGCACCTTTTTGGCCATCTTCACTTTCCGCTTCTTTTCCTAACGGCAAGATTGCAGTATATAACTCTGTTGCACTTGATCTAGTTGCTAAGTCGAGTAAATTTTGACCTAGTTCAATTTTTTGAAGACTTTTCTCGTTGCTATCCTCAAGATAATCTAGATAGTTAACACCATTTTCTCTACGTACAATTAAATAGCCACCTAACGACTTGATGAGCTTACTTTCTACAACGTCCCAAGTTTGAGGATACGTTTTGTCCGAACGCACGATATAATCATTTGGATCTTTAACAGTTACAGTCCCTACCCTGAATTGTTTTTCTACTGGCACTTGTGAGTTATGTTGTTCTACTAATAATTCTAGGTATTCTCTGACTCCCCCTGAAAACTCATAAGGTCTTAACACTGTATCGTTTAAATAAGCAAGTTCACCTTCACATATAACTGTTTTAGCTCTATCAAATTCTAGTTCGTCATCAAGCACACGCCCTCTAAATAAAAGGACTTCGTCTTGATAAACTTCTACTATACTTTTTAGTTTCTTGATACGAGCAAACAGTGGGTGTGTTGGATATACTGTAAAATCAAGAGCACCAGCCTTATTTACTTCTAGCTTTAATTTAGAATCGAATATCTCGTATTCTTCTATTCTGGGATCATAAAACGTCTGACCGTCCAATTTAACGAAATACATTATAAAGCTCCTTCCTGGTACTCAATTTTTACAGTCGTTCCTGCTTGCGCTTTGATAACAAGGTTGTTATCCCCCTGAAGCAACACAACTCCTGCATTTCTAAACGTTCCAGCACCGTGATTATAAGTCTTGTTGTTGAATACAATTTGAACAGTGTTATTTACTGTGAAAGTCGGCACTGTGGCCATTCGTTCATTCGATAAAGTAGTTGTTAATGTTCCACCTGAAGGAACAACTTTATTCACTATTGTTTTGTCTTTCTTAAGCATGTAAGGTTCACAAATAGCACTTATTGGAATAATCGCCACTGCTTTATCTTCATCTATTGTCCCTATACTCAAACGACCTATAAATCTATATTTTGGATATTGCGGCATGATTATTTCTTGCTTTCTGCCATGATGATTATTAACTAACTCTTTCCTTATTTCGTCCCATCTACCGCTATCAGCTGGCAACACAAGAGAAAAGTCTACCTCACGTTTATCATAGGAAACTTCTCCAGTTAAAGACTCGGTTAAATCTATAAATCCATCTCCAAACGGTATGTCGATGTAATGTGTTTTAGGTTTCGCTTCTCCTACAGATGAATTAGGACTAAGCAATAGTCCATAATCAGTAAAAGTCCACTTGCTGCCTATTTTTACCTGTCTCATAGACTATCGCCCCCTTCTGTCATATCGTTCTGCTTGCCCTAACGCTCGGTTCATTTGACTACTGATCGAACCAACTAATGCACCACTGTCCATAACAACTTTCAAGTTATTAATCTGCGTTTGTTGGCTTTCAATAATTCTTATTAATTGATCTAATTTAGAAACCACTGCGTCTTGGCCATGTTCCATCTCTTTAGCAATACCTAATCCGATACCACCTAAAGTTTTAGGATTTAACGGTAGAATTGCTTCTGGCCCTGCTTCTCCACCTACCATCATGCTGTTACCATTCATTCCAAACATAGTTGGATCTTGCATAATACCTCCGTCTTTGTACCAAGAAACACTTAACTTAGGTACTGATGGCGGTTTTAAACTAAACGATCCACTCAAACTGAAATGAGGTAACGGTGGCATTGAAATCTTAGGAATTCTTAAACGCATACCACTAAAGAAACCTTTTATTGCATTCACTATTCCGCTGATTTTACTTTTTGCTGCTTCTATTGGTGTTATCATTGCATTTTTAACACCGTTCCAAGTGCTTGTAGCAACACTCTTTATTGAATTAAACACGCTTGACGTTGTTGATTTAATACCGTTCCATACGCTAGTAACAACACTTTTTATTGAATTAACAACTGATTGTATAGTCGATTTAATACCGTTCCATACACTACTTGCTACTCCTCTAACTGCGTTAAAAACGCTTGAGGTTACACTCTTAATAGCATTCCATGCGGCTGTTACAACACTATTTATGACATTAACAACTGTTTGTATTACTGCTTTTATGCCATTCCAAACGGTAGTAACAACAGATTTTATAGCATTAAACACTGTAGACGTTACTGTTTTAATTACATTCCACCCTGTTGTTACAATTGCCTTAACAATATTAATAGCGGTTTGTACAATAACTTTAATACCTTCCCATACTAAAGATATCGCTAACTTGATACCTTCCCAGGCTAAAGACGTCGCCAACTTTATAACTTCCCAAGCTGTTGATATCACTACAACTATTAAATCAATAGCTGTTTGAATAACTAACTTGATACCTTCCCAAGCTAGTTCCATTGCTAATTTAATAGCTTCCCAAGCAACTGTAAGGACTTGCTGTATGATTAATAAATAGTTTTCAATCAACACTTTAATAGCTTCCCAGATTAAAGAGAGGCTTTCTTTAATCAGTTCCCACGCTGCAGTCCAATCTCCATTTATCAGAAGCATGACAGCTTTAATAACATTCAAAATAACGTCTAAAGCAGTACTGATTACTGTTTTGATGTTTTCCCAAACTAAGGTAACAACTGTTTTAATAGCTTCCCACGCTGTCGTTAAAAGAGGGCTTAAAACAGACATAACTGTACTTACAATAGCCAATATTCCATTCCAGACTGTTTCAGCTGTTTGTTTGATTAGTTCATTATTTTCTGACCACCAAGATACTAATGAACCAAAAATTTCTTGTACAAAACTAGATATCTCTTGCACTGCGCTATTTATAAATTCTTTTATCTGTCCCCAAACTTCGTTGACTTTATTTCTAAAATCTTCATTCGTTTTATACAGATAAACAAAAACACCAATAAGAGCAGTTATTATACCGATTACCAGTCCAACTGGCCCCATCAATAAAGCAAAACCACTTTTAACAAGACCTAAACCAGCTGTTAAACCTGGAAAAAGAGAAGCTAGGCCTCCCATAACAGAACCAGCTTTTCCAACTGCTAAAGCTACAGCGCCCACTTTAGTAATGATAGTTCCAAAAACAAGAAGCATCGGCCCTGCTGCTACTATTACTACACCTACCCATTTTTGCCATTCAGCTAAAGGCAGGTTATCCCACATGTTGCCTAGAACTCGTTTTATATTCCCAACAAAAGCTTCAACCGAGCTTTTAAAGTTGGCCATCAACGACTCCATATTCGCATTTTCTTGTCCGAAGCCTGCAGACAAATCTTGTAAACTAGCTTTCATCATTCCAAAAGAACCTGATACCGTTTCTTCCGCTTCTTTAGAAGTTGTTCCAGTGATCCCCATTTCATCTTGAACCTTATGTATCGCTTCAATCATGGTATGAAAATCAATATCGTTAACGTTATCAGCAGTAGCAACCATTGTATCGCCTAGAACTCCTGAATCATTTATTAAGCGTGCCATTTCACCAGCAGTACCACCGTAACCAAGTTTTAAGTTGTCTAACATTGTATAGTTCTGTTTAGCAAACCCTTGATAGGCATCTTGAACTGAGCCTATATTAGTACCAAACTTATTTGCGTTATCTGACATATCAACCATAGCTATATCAGCTATTTTGGCCGCTTTTTCAGTGTCTCCACCTAATCCTTGAAGTAAAGTTGCACTAAAACTAGTGACCTGTTCCATGTATTCCGTTCCCGAAACACCAGCACGTCTATAAGCAGACTCTGAATTCTTTATAACAGCTCCTGCAGAGCTCTTGAATAAAGTTTCAACTCCACCAATAGCTTGTTCTAAATTAGCAAACGACTTGATACTAGAAGCTACTGCGGCGGCAACTGGTAAAGAGATAGCCGTAGACATAACCTTCCCTGTGTTTACCATAGACTTTCCAACAGTTTGTAAGGAGGTGCCTAATTTTTGAGCTTTACGACTGACTTCATCTAAAGCTCTATTTGCTTTGCTGTTGTCTACGCCAATTGTTCCAAACAATTTAAATACTTCACCCATCTAGTCATCCTCCTTTTTTTGCTGGTTTATGTTCACAAATTGCGACGCAAATTTAAGTAATTCTTTCTCTTGTTCGTCAGTTACTATAGACGTTTTCTGTTTTTTACGTAAAGATTGAACGTTTTGCATCTTTTTGAATTCTTTAAACGATTTTTCCATAGAAGTGTGAACCCACATATCCCACAATAGTTCCTCTTTATCTTTATCCATCAGATAAAATAAAAAATCCGCTGTGGCTTCTAAACTATAAGTTTTTAAAAGTTCTAACGGATTAGCGTATCGTTTCCACAACAAGTCTTTAAGCCATAATTCGCCATCCTTTACTTGAGCAAGGAAGCGATAGATGAGAAAAAATCGGCTAATTCTGGCTTTTTGAAGAATGCTACTAATAATGATGTATATTCTTTCAAGCCTATCTCTTTAATCTCAGATACTTTTTTACCTGTCAATTCTGCTAACAACTCATTAATATCTGATTTAACAAGATTGATATTTAGCAAAACCTTTTGAAGGATAAGAGCTACTGCGTTCATACCTCTTTTTTGAGCTTTTAACTCTGCTTCTTCTCTTTCTTTTCTTGTTGGTTCTTTCTTCTTTTTGTCTGTTGGTACTGATTTAATAGCGTCCTCAACACTAGACTCAAACATTTTTACAAACTCATCTTTGATGTCTAACTTTCCTACAATGCTTAATAGAGAAAAAACGTCATCACCTTTTAATTCACGCATTTCTAGAGCCATTATTTACTCACCTCTTTTGTACTTGTATCTTGCGTAGCCATTCTAGTTGCTGGTTGTACTTCTCCTGGAAAATAGATAGCCCATGGGAATTCGTCAGCAGCTAATTGATCATAGCTTGCATGAGCTGTGATTGTTTGTTCTACAACTGCTTCATTATTGTCCTCTGTCGCTACCTCTAACGGACTTGTAACTAACCCATTATCTAATTTAAAAATAACTGGTTGTTTAGTTCCGTTATGGATCCCCACGACTGCTACAGATGGAATGTAGTCCGCTTCTTCTACATAACGTTTAGTTTTGATTACTTTGTAACCTTTAGGCGCTTCTCCTGTCGCTGCATCTTCAATCGTTCCGTTCAAGCTTCTACGCAGGTTCTCTGCAGTTAACTCTTTCAAGTTAGCAGTCACTGTCGCTACTGCTGACTCCATAACTTGTAACCCGACAACGTCCATCACGTATGCTCCGTCAACTTCTGGTTTACGATAAGTCTGTTCAATACTAACCGTAACCCCTCCTGACGTAGCCCCTAGTGGAGTGCCTGTGAAACCGCCTGTTGCATCATATTTAAAATCAGTAAAAATGGTTGCAGCATCAATAATAAAATTTTCTGAACTTGTTTTTGTATAACCTGTTTTAGGCAATGCCATATTCTTTCGTCCTCCAGTCTATTTTTACGTAAAACCTTAACGTTCTACGTTTTAAATCTTCATCATTCATAGGCACTTTATTAGAACCTTGAAAACTGAAAATCAAGTTAAATTCTTCTGTTAATTCTCGTTTGTAAATTAATGTATCTTTAAAGTTATTTTCCACTTCAAAAAGTTTAAGGTAACTAGAATTCAAATCAAAAATATCTATGTCTAAATAAAAACCCTCTTGATTTCTTTCTATATACTCGCTATCTAAGTCAAAGGTTGCGTAAGGATAGATTACTTTTTCTTTTCTGTTTTTGTCATAGTAGGTTTCGCTAAGAGCTGCCCTTAAAATAACAGTTAAGACTTTTACTAATTCAATCATCCTTACCCTCCTCTAAAAGTAGCACTGTATTCTTTTTCAAGAATATCTTGAACTTTATCTTTGTTTTGTCTAAACCCTTTACGCATGAATTTTTGCGCTTTCTGACCTCTCGTAAAATACCATTTACCCGAAGGATCTTGATACATCCAGCCACCTTGACGTCCTGCACCATTTTCAGCGTGTTCTCCAGTACCAAACTCAACGTATATACCATATTTTAACGGTGTCCCAACTTTACCCTCGACACTGGCCCCTATTGATTTAAGCGTATGATTAATTGAGTCTCTAAGACCGCCAGTTAAAACAGGAGTTCCAGATTTTACAGCAGACTCTATTATCAAAAGTGCTTTCTTCATACCTCGTTCACTAGCTGAGTTCATTTGTTTTTTCACTTTGCTTGTGTTGTCGATTAATTTAAACGTCATGCACAATACCGCCATACTTCAAATACAACTCATTGTGGTGATTAACTCCTACTGGATCATCTGCATAGGTTATGTCATACCATCGGCCAGATTCATCTACTAATCTCATATCATCTGTTATGCCTGCTTGATATTCTGGAATAACCGCAATATGTGTAGATTCTTCAATAAACGCTTGCTGTGAGCTGTTTAAATCTGTCCCTTGTAACAAGTCGATATATCCTTCAAAGCTCTTATAATCGTTCCACATTTCGATATAACCGCCGATTCCGTCATCAACCTGTAACTTTAACTGAACCTTTAAATACTGAGGTGAATACATTATCCCCACCTCATCTTTTCGTACTTCTTCAAAAAGTCCATTTTAGCTGCAGGGAATCCTTGAGAATTATCATTAGCGTTAACGTCATAATAAGTGGTACTCATTCGAGCAATCGATTCAGATTTAATCCCGACTTTACCGCCCATCTTCTTTTGATATTTAATTAACGACTCAACGCCTTGTTTAATGTCAGCTGGATACTCAATCTTGGTTATAAAAGCTTCCTTCACTTCTAAATTAAAGAAGTTAGCACTCTCACACTCGATGTAGTCATTACCGACTTCTGAAACAACAAACAGTCCGTCATTGTACCTGGACTCACTGACTTGTATTGTGTCACCAACTCTCAAGCCTAAAACGCTAGATCCTAATAGAATCTTGTTTGTCCCTTCAAATAAAAGTTTAAAGAATCGAATGTTCTTATTTTGAAAGTTATTACTCGTTAACTGACGCACCATTTGCTCGTATGCATCTAGATCGTTTTGAGTGATGTTCTCATCAATCACTTGTGCTTCTTTTAAAGTCAAAATCACCGAATCACCTCTTTCTCAAAAGAAAGGGCAGATTATTGACTGCCCTTTACTTCCTCGTATAACGCTCTTAGGTCGTCATTGCTTGCATTACCTTTAAAATCAACATTTAGAGTCGTTAGTGCTTCTTTTAGTTCGTCTCTGGTGAGTTCTTCTTTACGATCATCACTGCCAACACCATCTTGGGAAGATTCATCTTGAAGCTTGTATCCAAGTTCTAACAGCTTGTCAATCTCACGCTGTTCTTCTTTAACCTTCACCACGTTGTCTTTGATTAAGATAGCCATCTTCTTAACCTCCTGTTACTGGTACTAAGTTTGCATACACTTTTTCCAGCTTATTTTTAGGGATCCATAAATCATGATATTTACGGTAGTCCATTCTCCAAGCGTTTGCGTCTTGATTAGTTAGTGGATCAAACACACGAATAACATCAGTCTTGCTGATTGCGATTGGCGCATCTTTGGTTTTAATTAACCAGTTAATATCTTGCGCACCTGCAGCATTGACAACTCCACCTGCTTCTTGGCCGCTTGTTTTTCCATCCTGGAATGTGAACTGTGATTTCAACAATTTAGACGCTACTTTACGTAATGCGTTATCGTTGATTGATGTTAAACGTAGATCTAGGTCACCTTGTTTCAACACTGACTCGCTTGTTAAGTTCTTAAAGTGTTCATTACTTGCTAACAGCTGCACCATAACTGGACTAAGCGTTACAATCACATTGTTTTGAGTTCCGATTTTATCCTCTAAGACAGCTAAGTCTTGTAATAACTCATCTAATGCATTGCTTGCTGTTAATTCGATTTCTCGACTGTTCCCTGCTCCTTTAGCCAACGTAGCAATTTTTGAGTAACGGTATGCATCAATTTCTGGCACTACTTGAGTACGTTGGAATTCACCCATTACGTTACCTGCAGTAGCCACGAAGTTAGTTTCGTCTACGTCTTGTGAATCTAATTGGAAACGTCGTCCTCTATCTTGAGTTAACTTATGAGTATCCCATTCTAGAGTTACGTCGCCATCTACATATCCTGTTTGACGGTCATAGTCGCCCAATCCATCCATTGTTAAACTCGGTAGTTTCACTTCGTTACCACCGTTATATTTAACTTGCCCTGCGTTTGCTTCCATCCAACCTGATGTAGCTTCTTGCACTACTTGTTTGTCTAATACTGGTTGAAAAATTTTACTGTATTCTAAAGTGTTTGGCATTACTTATTCCTCTTTTCTTTTTTTATGGTTGTATTCCTACTGCTGCTTCAAACGCTGCTTGTGCTGCTATTTCTGGGTCTGCTGGGTCGCCATCTTCTAACTTGTTATCAATCGGCTTATACCCTCCATTTGAACCATCTGGTTTATTGTCATTAGACTTAAACCAATTAGCATTAGACTCTTGTAAACCTTTAATCTTGTTGTCTAAATCTTTAACAGTTCCATCATCAGCCATTTCAACGTCACCAAGCTTGAACATCATGTACTCAATATCTGTTGCACCTGCTTCTCGTAACGCATCTTTAATTGCATACGTCTTTTCTGCTTCAGCACGTGCCGCTTTAGCGTCTTCAGCTTCCTTCTGATACTGTTCAATCTTAGAAGTGGCTCCCTCATTGTCTTTGACTGTTTTCTGTAATTCAGAAACCAAATCATTAGCTGCATTTAAATCACTTTCCAGTTGTTCTTTTTGCTCTTTAATTTTAGAGAATCGAGTATCCAAGTTATCTTCACTTGCGATATATAAATTGTTCTTAGGCATGCCATCCACAATTGAGTTAACTGTCTTTTCTTCGATTCCTAAACTTGATAGATACTCTTTAAAATCCATTTTTACATACCTCCTGTTGCTACCCTTTTTACGTGGTCGGGATCACGTGCAATTAGCCATTTCACACTTGGCCATCAGTGAATTAAGTAGTTTATTGACTTGCTTAGGTCAGTTGTTTTCTATTTAGCACTTCTTGCACCCCATAAGTTCTTGCTCCACTCTTTATAATTAGTGAATGGTGCATAGTCCTTGAACTCATTATCTTTTCGTAGTTCTGGACTAACTTCATCAACTATTGAAATGGTTGTACATCTGCAGTTAACATCTTCTTTAGCCACACCGAACAACCGTGGCCCTTCTGCTTCATAGTTGTGTATTTTGAATTTCTCGTTAACTCCGACTGTTTGGCCATCTAACTCTCTATGGTCGTCCCTGGTCTTTTTGTCTAGTGTTGCGAGCCATTTCTTTTTAATTGAGATACCTAGCTTTTCTGCCTCTACATACCCTTTTTGCGTTGTATTTGAGTGAGTACGTCCGCTTTCTGTTATTGCGATTCTTAAAGCTTGTTTATAGCTTGCTTCTGTCTGATCTGATATTCTTTTAGCTATTACTCTGTAACCTTCACCATCAAATAACCCTTGTATAATTTCATTCGTTACAACCTTGGCCAACTTCTCACGTTCAAGATATAACCTTCTTGATAATGTCTTGCCTGCTACTGGCTTATTAACAAGCTCCATAATAAAATCATGTTGAATTAGTGGCAGAGCTAATTTAATGCGTTCTGACTGTTCTAATTGGTACCACACACCGTTATACCCTTGTGCTGCTTGATTAGCTGAACAATCTTTTATAATCTCCCCTACTGATGAATAAGTAAGATTTAGGATGTTGTCTATTTCTAGTGCCACGTTAAATAAGCGCTCGACTTCTAATTTCTTAGAAAAGGATAACTGCTCATAAGCATTAACATAATGACTTAAGCGCTGCTTGATCTCCTTTAGTGCATTTCGATAAGTATTGAATAATAAACTATCTGTTTTCTTATACTCTCGTTCAGTCAGCTTCTCCAGTTCCGTTTGCCACTTGTTGAGTTGCGTCGCCATCTATGTTCACCTCCACTGGGTCTGTCCCTTCAGCAAGACCTTGCGTATAACTTTGCGTTTCTATTGCTGATTGCACTTCCTCCCAGTTCAGTTCGAACTGCTCACAAATCAATCTAAGAACCGACTCATCATCTATTCTTGATGATGCTGCTAAAATCGTATTTATTAGTATCTGTTTTGTTTCAGCTATGACCTTTTCGTTTTGTGCTAGGTCATTCTCGTTGACCATAACCTCACGAATAAATGAAAACTTAACGTCCGATGCATTAAACGATTCTTTGTATCTGCGATTAATATCTGCTGTTACCATTTCATTGATCCATTTCATCATTGCTTGAAGTCTGACCTCTGTTTTGTTCGCCTTCATGTTTAAAAGTGTGTAGCGGCTCTTAATAACAATGTTAGTTATGTTCCCATCTCCAATTTGAGTAGAATCAAAAGCCATTCCGAACTTATAGATATTCTCTTTGTCGATTTCCATCTTAGTTTTGCGGCCTTCTACTGGTATAGTGACCGTTTTAATGTCTATACCTCCACCAGTTCCTGTTCCAACGACCTTCTTTCCTTTGATGTTTTGACGTAGCTTGCTTAAATCATCACCCTGGAAGCCTGACACAACGTATATTGCTTCTGCGAAGTCTTGTAGATTGTTACTCATAAAGGCATTCATTAAGTCGTAATCATCTATGAGCGCTTTGATTGGTTGTAAGTCTGTTGTTTCTTTTTTGTTGTTCTTGTAGCGATAAAACGGGATCCGCTCATAATTTCTTGATGCTTTCTGTCCGTCCTGGTTAACAGCTAAAATATGAGGTCTTGGATTCATCTCTCGATCAATATCAAACTCAAATGCTTTGCCTTTTTCTGATTTGAAAAACCACACTTGCTTGTCATCCCACACTTCAGCAATCGTTATAACTACTTCTTTATCTTCCTGATAGATATTCTTGTCATAGTACCTGCAGACACGCTTCAATTCGTTTGTGTCATCGTAAATAGAAAACACACATAAAGCATCAGCAACTTGAAAGCACAGCTTGTCATTTGAATTAGTACGAGCATATGCATATTCAAAACCTTTTTGGCTTCCACCTTCGACCATCTCTTGAAGGAACAATTGGAATTCCTCATCATAGTATTCTTCTAAGTAGCTATAAAACGTTTCATCTTCTGTTTCATACTCCATCGGCTTTGATAAAAGATACTGTGTTTTCTGGTCTACTTGTTCTGTTAGGAACTGGTGAGGTATTCGTATGTTTGAAGCGAACTTATCCTCTTTCAGCACATCATTGTCATCAATATAAAAAACTCGATTCTTTAAGATATCGTGTTCCCCTTCGTAATACTTCACGCCTTCTCTAGCTTTTTCTTTAACTTTTGCTGATCTGTCTTGATTAATAGCGTCTAGTAACCCTTCACCAATCTCTTTAGGACTATCGCTTAATAACTGTTTCGTATTCACTCTTTTACCTCCTCTCTAATAAAGCCATTTAGTGCGTGACTTGATTTGTCTGATAAGACTTGCTGCGCTATCTGGTGCATCGTCATGTTCTGCGTTCTCTGTGTAATCAAGAATTTCATTCATATAGTCTGGGTCTGTATCGTCTAACCAATGAATTTGATTCCAGTGTTTACGTAGGTACGTTGCCACCTTAATGTATTTGTTTTGGTTCTCGTGATACTCCTCAACAAATGCACCACGTTCTCTCAGATGTTTTGCTAAATATCCTTTGTCACCGTTTGTTTCACAAGAAAAACTGCCGCCTAAATAGTGAGCGTGTAAACTCATTATTGAATCTATGCAGTCATCTACATGCTTGTCCCAACGTTTACCAAACGCCACCAGTTGTCCGTCAGCTTCTTCTTTGATAATCGTGAATGCTGTACCATCTTTACCTCCATATGCTGCGTCAATGTGACACAAACCGTCATGAATGCGTTGTGCATCGTTTATGTAGTTAGGTGTTTCAAACATCGCTTGTTCGCTCGCTATGTGTCTTAACTCATAATTCGCTGCAAATAGAGAAGGAGTCATACTCTCCCTTAATGCCTTCAGTTCCTCTTTGCTGATTAAATCTGTTGAGTAGCAATCAAATTTTTTAACATTCGGCATCATTGATATAGCGTCCTCTTTGTGCCAGGGAGTACCTGTGTTGATAAATCGGCCACCACGGTTCTTTACGTTCTGCAGCTCTTGGTACTGCATTTTAGTCCGCTCACGCTCTGCACGACTAACCCTGTCATTCACATTGACAATGTCATCTGTAATAACAATGTCAGCATGCTTCCCTGTGATAGACGTCTTTATCCCCATACCTAACAATTGCGACGTACCTTTTGAGTTCGTATGTAGGTTTGTATCTATCTCACTGCCTGTTGACTTCGTGAGTACCAAATGAACGTTATATAGCACATAAACCAATTTTTGAAAGTAATCACTCTTTAAAATTTTGGCCACTTGATTAATAATCTCTGTAACGTCCGTGTCTGTTTTCCTAAAAAAGATAATATTTTTCTGTGGATATAGAACAATCATCAGTGATATTGCAAGAGCTAGGTCAGTTGTTTTGTACGATCCCCGATGTGCTAAAAGCGTTTGGTCGTCAACCTCAAATAAAAAACTTTTTAACCATTCGTTATGTAGCTCTGTTAGATCAATAAAGCCGACCCAATGACCAAACTTATAAGGTTCATTCTTAATTAGATCTAGGTACTTCTTTTGTTGTGCATTCATGTTGTATCGCTACCGTTTAAATACTCATCAATCTCAAGCGCTGTATTAGCAAGATTAAGGTTGCCACTAAGTTCTGTTTCTCGTCTGTCTCGCCATTCCTCTGGCTTACGATTCTTAAGCCAAAAGATTTGAGATGTTGAGTTAGGCGCTATGTATTTCTTTGTCTTTTCAATACGTTGCTTCCTTTCCCCATCTGGCATAATCTCTATGATTGTTTTTGATTCTTCTACGTAGAAACCTTTAGCGCTTTTCAATAAGGCATTTTCCACTTCACGGTCTACTACCTCTTTACCTCTTTTTAAGGCTGAACGGATTGAAGGGTGGTTCTTTTTCCAACTAGCCAGCGCTCTCTCAGTTACACCTATTTTCTCTGTTGCAATCTGTTTATCAGTTAATCCATCACGAGCCCATCCTTCTAGCTTGACTAAACTATCCTCTGTTAACCAATCATGATATGTAATTCTTACAAGTCCTGGCTTTTTCTTTTTCCTTGCCATTGGCCACCCTCCTTTCCTAGTCTGATATTTTCACAGCTGTCTCTCCTGTTAAGTTTTCCCACCTGTTGATAATTACATCTGCATATCGTGGATCAAGCTCCATAGTGAAACAATTTCTTTCCAGTTGTTCACATGTGATTAACGTGCTACCTGATCCACCGAAGAAGTCACCTACATTCTGACCTTTCTTACTGCTGTTCATCACTTGCCTTGATAGCAACTTAATAGGCTTCATTGTCGGATGCTCTTTATTTGCGGTAGGCTTTTTCTCTCTAATAATTGTTGTTGGCCCTTGCGATTCTTCTATAGATAAAATGTAATCCTTTAGTTTATCCTTACTCATTTTGTTTAAATTAGGTTTATCCTCGATTACAGTTGCTTGCGTTCTATCAAATGTAAAATAATGAGCTGCTCCATCTTTCCATCCATATAAACAAGGTTCATGTATCCATTGATAGTCTTGGCGACCTAACACGATTGAACTTTTAACCCATATCAAAGTTTGCTTTAAAAGCCATCCTGTTTCTTTAACAGCTGTTCTAAAATTGAACCCTTCACTATCTGCATGCCATATATAAAAAGCCGCTCCTGGTTCCATAACTGAATTAGCTACTTGAAAGGCATCTGTTAGGAATAAGCGAAACTTTGCATCGTCCATACTATCGTTTTGAATAGTCAGCTTATCTTTCGTTCCTCCTTCGTATGCTACGTTGTATGGTGGATCTGTTAAGAGTAGGTTAAGTTTTTCACCACCCATAAGTTTGGCCACATCTTCCTCTTTAGTGGAATCTCCAACCATTAACCTATGATTACCTAATTGATAAACCTGACCATATTTCGTTTGCGGTTCTTCAGGTACTTCTTCATCATAGTCATCTTCTTCTGTCTGGTTCTCTACCTCTTGAAAGTCCTCCTCAGTGAATCCATACTCACTCATGTCGAATTCTTCAGATAAAAGGGCATCTAGTTCTACTTGCAGCGCTTCTTCATCCCAAGTAGCAAGCTCACCGACTTTGTTATCCGCTAACCTAAAAGCCTTTACCTGTTCCTCTGTCAGATCATCAGCAATTAATACAGGCACTTCTTCAAGCCCTAACTTCTTAGCCGCTTTTAACCTGGTATGACCAGTTACAATCTCGTTGTTTTTATCTACAACTATCGGAACTTTGAATCCGAAATTCTTTATACTGGAGGCCAGTGCATCTATGGCTTGCTCATTGTGTCTCGGATTATTTATGTAAGGTATTAATTCATCGACTTTTTTATTTATAATTTCCATCTCGTACCTCCTTGAACATAAAAAAAGAGTCGGCGAATGGGCCGACCCTACTCTCCTTCCTTATCGTTTTCCGTTGCAAGATTCCCGATTTGGAAGTTATTCCCCTTCTTTATCTATTCTAAGTGAGATTAGAAGGTCTAAATTGACTATTAATTGACTAAAAATTGACTGTAAATTGACTTTTCACATCTCGCCTAGCTCTCTTGCTAGTTTATGTAAAAATTCCATATGCGCTCTACTTAGATGGCTGGGATGCATTCCGCACTCAAATGCCACCCCTTGCCAAGTGTAACGTCTTGGTTTAGAGAAATAATACAGTCTTATTGCTTGCCTTAAACTATCATTGTTGCTTTTATTTAGAAGTCTTGTGATTGCTTGTTTTCTTTCTGCCATCACATCTCTTTGTTTACATTCTCCTAAACTAGATATCCTATCATCGTAATAAGGATAATCAAATAAAATTTCTTGTAGTTTTGCTTTCGTTGCTGGCCTCATCCGTTTATCCCCTCATCTTTTATATTTATTCTAGTAAACCTATTTTCAACAACATTATTTAAAGCTAATTCTAGCGATTCTCTAGGCCTATCAACATGCTTTTTACCTCTAGCGTATTGCCTGGCGACTTCTATTGGCTCTATCGCATAGGTTTTCATGTATTCGTCCACTATTAACGCCTTATTAGTTGTGTGGTAGATACGTAGCATGTATATCATCCCCTTTTTTTCGTATAATATATCTCTCTTTACAAAGTAACTATAAAGTAATACAATAGTATTATCAAAGTAACAGGAGGCTTATTATTATGACTGAAAAATTTTTATTAACCAAAATAACCGAACTACCGACTAACTCAAAAGATTTAATGAAACGTGCTGCAGGTAACTGGCCGATTAAAAAAGAAACTGTTTTTAATGCAAATTATATGATTGTCAGCTATAAAACTGAAATCGTTGCAGTTTACAAAATTAATGATGTTAAAGATAGTGATGAAACATGGGCTCATGGAACTAGATTGTGGTTTGATATCGAAGAAACAGATCAACATCAAGATTTAATAAATCGTAAACTCGTAACTAGAGCTAGTTTTCCCGCAACAATTGTTCTTGAGTCAGACTTAGTTTTTAAATAGCGTATTTCAGCTACCTCTATATGAGGTAGTTTTTATTTTAAAACGGTAAGTCATCGTCGCTAATATCAATATGAGTATTACTTCCAAATGGATCATCAAATGACTTACTTTGATTACTATTTTGTTGACTCTGACCGTTATTATCCTGCCTTCTCTCCAAAAGTTGAAAGTTGTCGGTAACTACCTCTGTTACATACACCCTTTGCCCTTGCTGGTTCTCGTAGTTCCTCGTTTGAATCCGACCAGTAATCCCTATAAGCATTCCTTTTCTTGCGTAGTTGGCCAGATTCTCTGCTTGCTTTCTCCAGATAACACAACTAGGGAAGTCTGCTTCTCTCTCCCCACTCGCATTAGTAAAATTTCTATTAACCGCTAGGTTGAACGTTGCTACTGCTTGTCCGTTGCTGGTATATCTTAAATCAGGATCTCGTGTGAGCCTTCCAACTAAAGTTATGTTGTTAATCATTTTATCTCCTCCAATTTATGTATTTCTATCTCAATTCTTGGATCTAATGAATATAATTTTTGTGAGCTTAATGCTGCTATTTGTCCGTCATCTCTGAAGAGTATTTTGTCACTTGCATCTAAAAGCGCCTTAACATAATTGTCTAAGTCTGGGCGTGTATCAACATACATCTTTTCTAGCTCCTCATTTGTTCGTGGTCGCTTTGTTTTAACTTTACTTATCCTTTGTGGTGGATATATATAAAACGTCACAGAGATGAATATTGGGCCTTCTATGATGGCTGTTGATCGCTTAAGCTTTAACGTTTGAGCTACTGACCTTTTCCATCTAGTCATCTCTTTCAACTCGTACGCTCTACCATCCCTGGTAAAGCGTGGCCGAGATTGTGGTTTTGGTTCGATGTGTAGCGTGTATTTAATCATCCTCAAACTCCTATGAATTCCGCTACTTGTTCTTCAGTCATTTGATTATTCTTAGCCAGATTCTTAATTAAAGAATCCTTCCACACTTTATTGCTCTCTGGCTCTTTTTTGCATCTCTTACATGGTGACACTGTCGTTATACCTGTAAATCCGTTAGTCTGGTAAATAATCCTTCTACCGTAGCAATCTTTACAAATCGTTTCTTGCTGCTTCATCTATAACACTACCTTTCTATCAAAATTCAACACTTATACGTTTATCATTCGTTTCTTTAAATGAAATAATGTGTCCTTCTGCCCCTCTGAACATTCTTGAAATCAGTTTACTGTCGTACATTTTTGTTAACTCTTTGCTATTTAAGTTTGTTGTGATGATTGTTGGCTTATTCGCTCTGCCGTTTACAATGGCGTACAGAGTCTTGGTTGTGAAATTCGATGCTGCTTTATCGCTATCTATTGCACCAGTTTCTGCACCTAGATCATCAATGACTAATAAATCAGCTCCCGTTAATAGTTCAATCATGCGCTGCTCTGTGTATTGGCTATCTTTATTTTTGAAACTGTCTTTTATTCGTCGCATCAACTCATCAATTGAAACAAACAGGCATTTTCTAAATGGTTCACTGTGTTCATTCACAACCTTCAGCATGCTCATTGATAAATGGCTCTTTCCTGTACCTGGCTTTCCAGTAAATATTGTGTTATATGTTGCTCCTGAAAAATATTCTCTAGCAATTTTTAAAGCTTGTTCTTTGTTTCTAGCTGTTTCTTCGTCATCTTCTTTGTAATTCTCAAAACTTGCTTTTCTCAAAGTCTCATCGAGAAATACCGAACGCCTTTCTAACCAATATTGCGTTTTGCGTTTGACATGCTCTTTCATTGTTTCTTCAGCTAGTTCTTGATCTCGTTTAGCAATTGCTTCCCGACCACATTCCATGCATATTGAAGCTTTTCCAAAAGCTGATATTAAGTTGATTTTATGTATTGGGCATGTCTCATCTGTTTCTTTCAGTCTCTCTTGTAAAACAGCTCCCACACTAGAAAAGGTTGTCGTATTCTGTTGTGTCACGTTGACTAGCTCCTTTCATAACATTCTCATTCAAATAACTTTCAAACTTTGTACCAAACAACGTTTCAGGTCTTAAATAATTAATAGCTGGTGTTCCATTTATTTTTTTACCTGGAACCATCCAGTCAAAGCATTTATTGTCGATAACCTTTTTAAATTCGTCCAATCTAAACCCTTCGTTCCAGCGTGCTTTTATAAAAGATCTGCTTTTAGGTGTGGAATGTCTGTATTTCTTGTTTGCTTTCAAATTTAGATAATCTACAATCTCTTTGTAAGGTATAACGTCTTGTTCTTCAGAACCGGACTTAGTATTTATATCTTTATCTAATTCTTTATCTTTATCTTTATCTAATTCTTTATCTGTACCGTCACGTGACGTCATGCTAACGTCTCCACTATTTAATGCTAGTTGTTTTTTTCTCTCTCTATAACGTCTATTTCTCTCTGCGTTTTGTAGTCGTACTTTATCCATTCCCTCAACGTTTTGGTGCTTCTCCCAATTAGTTATTGCAATTAATCCGTCTTTACCTAGATCTATCATATTAAATCCCTCTAATGTCGTTAATGCTAGGCGAATTGTATTAACGTTTTTTCCGAATAACGTTGCAAGCATTTCTTCTGTGTATGGCATATTTCTTTGAATATAAATTAACCCATCATCATTAGTCTTACCTGCTAAAACTAGAAGCCTAATCCAAATCACTAATATTGCGTCTGATTCTGGCACTGATTGAATCAGTCTTATTTTTTCATCATCAAACATGGTAGTTTTAAGCTTTATCCAGCTTATTTCAGCCATTTGTTTATCCTCCTATATTGAATTCTTTAACTTGTTCTGGCGTTAGTTTGATAGGTACTAACACGTACTTTTTCATAAATTCTGGTAATCCTATATTGTGTTGCTCATTATGGTGTTCTCTACAAAGCGTCATAAATCTGTGTTTGGAGTGGTCTATCTTCTTTCTGTTTCTCCCCATCCCTACTGCTTCGTAGTGAGCCATGTCTGCATGTGGTTTTCCACAAACAAAACATGATCTATGTTTCAAATAAAGGAATAATATTCTTGTTATATCACTTGATAAATGGAACTTTTGATATTTAAAAGGGATCTCATTGTCAAAGCAAAATTCGAGAATATACTCGATAAACTCTCCTGCGAACACTTGACTAATGCTGTATTGCTCTAAACTAAATGACTCAATACCTTTTTCTGCGGAGAACATCGCTTTTAAAACACTTTTAACCCACTCTTGTGGATAACCTGTGTATAACTCGATATCGTGAAACAGTCCGTATATCATTCCATTTTGCGCTTTAGTAATGTTGCGCTCATCAGTCACTCTTATGATACTTCTTGGTTCTTCAGTAATTGATAATCTTTTAGCTTCGGCAATGTCAAAGTTACGATCTAGTTTGAAAGTGACTTCATTGCCTACGACTCTTAGTATTCGTCCCTCATACTCCATATTTTTTCGCTCCTACCAGGGCAGATCATCAATTGTTAAACTGTCTTGAGTTAATTCTTCCTGAGCATTCACTTCTTCTACTTCTATTCCGCTATTAATCAGAAAGTCATTTAATGTGTTGAGCTGCTTGATAGTTCCTGTCACTCTGATGACATTTGAAATCTTGGTTTCTTGCTGGTTATTTGTTTGTTCCATCCCTGCAAATTCATTAGCTTCTTTGATTGTTTCTTGTTGCTTCGCTATGAATTCTTCGTGTTCTTTTCGCTTTTGCTCCTGTTCAGCTGCTAATCTATCTTTTCGTTCTTTTTCTAAATTAATTAGATCAATAACTTCTAACGCTGACTTGAATTCCAGTTGACTTGTCCATCCTGCTGCTTCGATTCCTTGAGCCTTGCAAAATTCTGTTAGAATCCGTAACTCTGTTTCTTTTCGTTCTTTTTCTTTTAATGCTTGGGCTATTACTTGATCTATATCAGCTTCAAATTTAGAAGTTGGGTTTAATTTTGATGTCCAGTTTCCTTTATTAAGCCATCTAGCTTCCATCTCTAAATCTTCTATGCAAATGTCTAACGATTCTAATTTGCTTCTTAAAAGTGTCATTAAAGCTGTTTTTCGTTCATCTTTCTCTGCATCTTCTATTACTTTGAGTCCTTCTCGTATATCATTCAAAGGTTCATCAATCAGTTTGGTTAATTCTTTTATCTGATCTTCAAACTCTTTTAAAGGTTTGTTGTAAACTTGCTTAACATTTTTACGCTCGCTTTCGATTGCGTTTTGTAGAGCTAGTAATTCTGACCTTGCTTGATTCGCTCCTGTCTTTTCATCCCTCGTAAATACAAGTCCTTTGTATTTATCTGCATACTTCTCAACTTCGACTTTCAACTCGTCGTAGTTTGTCATGTCTAAAACTGCAGGTGTAAAATCTAAATATATTTTTCTTTCTGTTGCTAGTTCATTACTCATCTTCTTTGCCCCCATCTCACAGGATTAACTCCGTCTAGTTCTGTCTGAACTGGATCTTGTGCTGTTTGTTGTTCTCTTTCTGCATTAGCTGTCTGTTGCTTCGTTACAAAAGCTTTGTAATAGCCCATAACTCGTAATCTATCGACTTGTTCAATTTGTCCTACGTTTTCCTTTTCGATAATGTATTGATTCAATTCGTTAAGATCCCGCTGGTTTTTCAGTAAATAGTTTTTATATTCTGCTATCGTCTTTTCTATTTTCTGTTCGTTACTTTGTTGCTCATTTTGATAAGGTTCTTGCTGGTTTTCTTTGTGATCATTGTTGGCTGCTTGGCCATCGTCGTCTTTATCTGCTGCAATGCCAAATGCTGCCGACAATGCGTATCTTCTTGCATATGTTGAAAGGCTACCCAGACCTTGTGGATTCTGTCCATTTGTAGGAAATGTGAATGGCCCATGCATTACCCACTGACCGCTCGTGTGGTAAATAATTGTATTAACTGCTAGGCTATTGTTTTCGTTGATAACCTCTTGTTGGAAGTCGATTCCTGATGTAGCCGCTTGCGCCGCTTCTCGAATTGCTTCTTCAATTGCTTTCAATGTTGCGTATTCAAATTTTGTACGATCACCTTTTTTTGTCTTGTAGTCTACAGAACTATCGAACTTAGGTTGCTTCAATTTACTTTTTAGTAAAAACATTCCGTTGAAAAGCTCATCTACTTCTTCACTCATTTTCATTATCTTTCCTCATTTCATGTTATAATGGCCTTGTTTTATATTTTTGTTAGCGACTTTTTGCTTGGCGGCGAAGTCGCTTTTGTTGTTCTCTTTCAAAACTCTTAATATCGTGACTGGCTAACCAACATAGAAACATGGGTACTGCTAAAATCAGAACTTTTTCTGCTAATAAATAATGTGCGACTATCCCTAAGATAAATGTTATCAATGCATAACCGTTGATTCTGCTTAAATAGAAACTCATCTTTATCCCCCTTTATATTTCAAGCGTCAATTGATTTATTCTAGTTTTCGTTAGAGACGAAGGTTCCCAGGTATTTACAAAATCAATAGCTGCTGTAAAGTCTTTATCTTTAATACGCCCTCTATGAGGTACTCCAAACAATTCTTTTATACTTTTTCCTATGTCACTAAAGAGTAATGACTTTGCTTTTTGTTCTAGATGCTGTTCTTTACAAATAATTGCAACTTTCCGTCTAATCATTCGATCAAGTGAGTTTTTATCTTCAGTGCTTATCAGTTGATTCTCTTTAATTTCTTTAACATCCCCTTCTAAAGCTCCTACTCTCTCATTTGTTTTCTTTTGAGCATCAAATGTGAGCTGTAAAATTTCCATCGGATCCGTTGGGAGTCCATGCTGGCTTCCCCTCTTAATTTGTTCTTCCATTCTATTAAAAGCTTCTATGTATTTGAGTTTAAATTCGTCAGACTTCCTACCAGTGAATCCAAATGCTATAAATGTCCATCCATCTTTGTTCAAATAATAAAGTTTTTGATTTCTACCTCTTGAATCCTTATAACTTCCTTCTGCAAACATCTTTTTATAATGAGCCGAATTTTCGGCCGATTGAATTTTTAACTCGATGGCTTCAATAACATGTTTATGTTGTTTCTCAAATACTTCTGCAACTCGCAAGCTTGTTGTTACTACTTGCTCATTTTCTATTACTACTAATTCTTTCACGCTGGAACCTCCATTTTAATTATTTGATAGATCGTTAAACTTAGAGCTTTTGGTAATACTACTTTTGAAATATTAGGAATATTTTTCCCCCTCGAATCAATGTGCTTAATTTTGAAATTCATTTTCTATCTACCTCCTCCATTCATAACTACGGTTTTTCCGTAGTTATCGCTTAAAAAAATTATACGATCTATTGATATACCCGTAATTTTAGAAAAATTAAATGCATCATCCATTCTAAAAACAGAACGTCCTTTTTCGTACTTGATGTAAGTTGCTTCGCTCATACCTAATTCAGCAGCAACTTGAACTTGAGTTTTACCAGACAATTTACGAGCTTGCTCGATTGTATATCTTTCCATTTACGTCATCTCCTTCCTTGTGTAAATTTATAATACTACGGAATTACCGTATTGTAAACACGAAATTACAGTTTTACTTTATTTTCATGCTCTAAAACTAAATAAAACTACGGAAAAACTTTACTTTAGACGTGTACAGATGTATAATGTACTTATATATAGGAGGTGGAAAGTTTGGAATTAAAAGATAAAATAAAACTTTTGAGAAAAGAAAACGGACTAACTCAATTAGAATTAGCTAAACGGCTAGATGTAGCATCAACGTCAGTATCTTCATGGGAAAGAGGAGCGAATAAACCTCTAATGGATAAGATTGAGGTGATGGCACAGATGTTTGATGTTCCTCTAAGTTACTTTTTCAAGGATATCGAACTATTTAAAGGTGATATCATATCGGTACCTATAATAGGTGAGATTGCGTGCGGTGACCCTATCACTGCTAATGAAAACATATTAGGTTATCGTGATCGTTCTAGTACTAACCTACCTGCAGGAGATCTTTTTTATTTAAAAGCTAAAGGGGATTCTATGGAACCAAAAATTCCAGACTGTAGTTTTGTCCTAATAAGAGAACAACCCGATGTTGAGAACGGAGAAATTGCAGCAGTTCTAGTTAATGGGGATACTGAAGCAACTCTTAAACGTGTAAGAAAAGTACAAGATTCACTTATTCTTGAGCCTTTAAATCCAGATTATAATCCTTACATCGTTAATGAAAATAACCCCGCAAGAATTTTAGGTAAAGCGATTGAGGTTACATCTGTTCTATAAGAAATAAAGTGGAGGAATTAAAATGAAAAAGATTGTTAGTATGGTATTTATTACATTAGTTAGTATTGGGTTAGTTGCTTGCAGCAACAATGATCCAGAGCCAACTAAAGAAAGTAAGGGAAAAGTGGAAACTACACAAGAAAATACAGACACTAAATCTGAAAATAATGAAGTTGTAAAGCTATTAGAAAATGAATTTAATAAAGACGCTAAATCTGTAGATCTTACTTTAGATAAGGACGTAGTCGATAGCGAATCAGATAAACCTCACGAAGTGATACGAATTGAAGTGACAGATCAAGATACAAGAAAAAAATTATCTGAGTCTGATGAAGCCATTAGAAGTGGAGAAGCGAACGAAGAGCAAAACATGTATATCAATTCAATTAGACAAATCATTTCTGATGAAGCAAAGAAATTAGCGAACGACAACGACGCTATAACTTTTGCTTACCAAGATGAGAATAATGATTCTATATTGATTGCATATTCAACGAAAACTAAAGACGTAATTCAACCAACATTTTAAATAAAAAAACACCACTCGCCCCGACCAAAGTTTGAGTAGTGTATTATGGCTGACAACGACCACGAAGGTCTATTTGTCATGCCCTATTTTAACATAATAGGAGCTGAAATAATATGAAAACCGCTATTTACGTAAGAGTTTCAACAAATGAACAAGCTGAAGAAGGCTATTCAATCGATGAACAAATTGATAAATTAAAAAAGTTTTGTGAAGTGAAAGACTGGCAAGTGGCTAATATTTATAAGGATCCTGGTTTTACTGGTTCAAATATAGACAGACCAGGTCTTAAAAAATTAATAAATGATGTTGAAAATAAAAAAATTGAGACTGTTTTAGTATATAAACTAGATCGCCTATCACGCTCTCAAAAAGACACCTTATTTTTAATCGAAGATGTTTTTGGCATAAACAATACTAATTTTGTTTCTTTAAACGAGAACTTCGATACCTCTACTCCATTTGGTAAAGCTATGATTGGTATCTTAGCAGTATTTGCGCAACTCGAACGAGAACAAATAAAAGAGCGTATGACAATGGGGAAAATAGGACGTGCTAAGGCTGGGAAAGCTATGAGCTGGCATTGGGCGCCATTTGGATACACACACAAAGATGATAGTTACGAAGTTGTGGATCTTGAAGCGCAAATCGTTAAACAGATATTTCATGATTATTTATCGGGCATATCAATTACAAAGTTACGAGACAAAATGAATGATGAAGGCCACATTGGGAAAGATATAGCTTGGTCTTATAGAACTATCAGGCAAACACTAGATAATCCTACTTATGCTGGTTACACAAAATATAAAGATCAGATTTTCCCTGGCAATCATGAAGCTATTGTTTCTAAAGAGGTCTATGACGAAGTGCAAAAACAATTAGAAATCCGACAAAAAGAAGCATACAAGAAAAATAATAATCCTCGACCATTCCAGGCAAAATACTTAGTTTCTGGATTAGTGCGTTGTGGTCATTGTGGAGCTGCTCTTGGACTGCACCAGTACGCTAAAAAGAAAGACGGCACTAGAACAAAAATATATAAATGTCATTCAAGAACTGGAAAGAAAAAGAACGTTACTATGGTTAAAGCTGATAACTGCCCTTCTTGTGACTATCCGAAGGAGGAGCTCGAAAACGTCGTTTTAAGCGAGATAGAAAAAATACGTATAAATCCACAACTTATTCAAAAAAGCTCACATAGCGCCCAAGAAATCGACGACACACCCCTTATTAAAAGACTAGAAGAGTTAGACCGTAAGCTTGAAAAACTTGTTAGTCTATACCTGGACGAGACACTGTCTTTAGAAATGCTTAATGACAAAAAGGAATTAATACAAAAAGAAAAAACTGCTATCGAAGGAAAGTTAAACAAGACAAACAAACAGAAACCTGAACTTAAAATAAGCGAGGCAGCCGATATATTGAAGAATCTGAAAGGTTCTATTCTTAAGTTAGATTACGAAAAGCAGAAAATTATAGTTAGAAAGCTCATAAAACAAATAACCCTAAAAGATGATGAAATGGTGATACAGTGGCGTTTTGCGGTATAA